TGACGACGGCGCGTTTTTTGTAACGCCCCGTTAGGCATATTTGACCTTGGTGTTCCCAAAGGTAAATTATGCCCAAAAGAATCCCCCCGTCGTAAGACGGGGGGGTGTTCTCATTTTTCGAGCTTCCGCATCACGCTGTTGTACACGCGCTCGTTGACGATTTTTAGGCTGTCCATCAGCTCGTCCATGACCTCCCACGCTCTTGCCGGAGCCATGTCGGAGACGGCCTTCAAAAAATCGCTGTCGCCGTAGCTGCCTACCGTTTCAGACGCATAGGTCTTGACCGGCGCCGGAGCTGCCGAATACAACATCGGCCTTTCCGGTTCTTTGGGCGCGTTTTGATTTTGGATGATGTACAGCGCCGCCAGCTTTTGATAATTGGGCCAGCTCGATGCCTCCGTCTCAAGCCGCGATATCCACAGCTTGACCTCGTTTTCGTCGATCAAGGGGACGCACCCCCTTTATTCCTCCATCAGGCTCGCGGCACGCCGCAGCGCTTCCTTTACGCGGTCGTCGTCCGTCTCGCGCATCATGTCGTTGATCTGCTCGCGCAGGTGCTCCATGCTGTCGGCGCGGCTGTAGTGCCCGCGGACGTAATGCGTGCCGCGGCGAGCATAGGAGCTGCCCCTGCCGTAAGTGCCGCGCATATCGGCCTGCCAGTCGCCGCCGCGAGAATAATCACCGTCGCGGGAATAATCGCCATCGCGGGAATAGCGACGCGAATAGTCTCCGTCGCGAGAATAACCGTCGTCTTCCATCATCTCGATCTTGTCGATGTTCTTGATGGTGTCGGTCAGCTTGTGCGCGATCTCAAGGTCGCCCGCGCCCAGATCGCCCTTGCGCGCCAGCTCGTCGAGTTCTTCGCAAAGCATATTGCGCAGATCATACATTGCTTTCTTACTCATGTCCATTCTCCTTTCACGCGATTCTCTCAACCGTCAGGTTCGAGTTGGCGAAGTTGACGGCCTGAGTGCTGGTGTTTTCCATTGCGACCGTCAGGCAGCAGCCTTTCGGGACGCAGACCTGTGCGGAAACATAAATGTTAAAGTAGTTTCCTACCGCCGCAGGCGTGACGGTAGCTGTTGCGCTGGTCAGCGGCTCTCCGTTGATGGCAAGCGCCGCCGTGATGGCCTCAACCGTGCCTCCGGTGGGAATAGCGATGTTGCCGCCATAGGAGACCCGAAACAGAGCGCGGTTTTGATTGGTGATGCCGCGCAGCGTGATCTGGCCGCTTCCTTCTCTATGCACGATACAGGGCTTGCTATTGACCGCCGTTTCGGTCAGGGGAACGTTCTGGCCAGCAGCAACGGTCTGAATTGCCGCAGAAGTAAATTCTGCCATTAAAATCATTCCTTTCTCAGTTAAAATAAGCGGCGGAGCTATTGCCCCGCCGCGTTGGTATCAGTATCAGCACGGGGCTGAACAGTTCGAAAATTCCGAACAGCTGAATATTTGTTTTACTTTTTTGCCTCGGCAAGGCCCACCTTAAAGTCACCACGGTTGTTCTCCATCATTTCTGCCTTTAAGCAACCGCAGCTTTGGTTATGTCCGGTAGATAATTTGTTCCCATCGGTCACAACGATATTGCCGCAGTCACACACACACTCATATAGTGTTTGGCGATGTTTGCTCACTCCTGCGTATTTAATGACAGTAAGGCGGCCAAACTTTTGGCCAACAAGCGCATTACGGTTTCGCTCTTTTTTGGGGGCTGTAAATGCTTTCTCAACATCCCACCCCAACGAGAGCCTCCGATCTACCATAGACCTTGAAACGCCATAGAAATCGCACCACTGTTGAAAATTCTTGGTTTCTCCGTTTATAGTATAAAACCTACTGCTGCGCCTATTTTGGTTGTTCTCTGCGAGTGTAACCCATCTGCAATTATTGGGAGAATACCCGGAATCATTGTCAATTCGGTCAATGCATAGCCCGGGAATATACCCGTTGCCTATTGCCCAAGATACAAATGCTTCTGGATCGTTCAACCACTCATCGCAGATTGTAATTCCTCTTGCGCCCCAATCAGAGTAACGCTTATCATTTTTGTCGTAGCAGCGTTCTTTCATGTGGGAGAATGTTCGGATAAGCCTCTGCCGAACTGATATACCCATTTATATCACCTCGGCTACATTATATCACATGCAATCCGTGGGCGCAAGGTTTATTTTAACACCCGCAGCCGCAACAGGCAAACTGGCTGCAGCAATAGGGGTTCTGCACCGTGTAGGCCGGAATGGGAGAGGGGCGCAGTTGCGAGACCAGATAGTTGTTCTGCGCGGCCTGAGATGCCGCCAGTTTCAGATTCTGATTCTCGGTCTGGAGGTCGGACAGCTTGCTCTGCGTCAGGAAGTCGAGGATGGCGCGGCTGTTCTGGTTGTTCGCGTCAATGATGTCGCGCGTGGCGTTCTGCACGGTGTTGCGCGTGTCGCACGCCTGCGTCGCCATGTCGTAGCGCACCTGCGCGATAGCTGCGCGGTTTTCGCAGCAACAATTAGCGGCCTGCATCTGCATGGCGTTGAGCTGCTGCATCAGCGCCGCCTGCTGGTTGTTGCGGGAAAGCTCGGCCTGTGCAAAGCCGTTTGCCATCGCCATGTTGGTGCCGTTGACAAGCTGCGCCTGCTGGTAAAACCCGTCGCAAAGGCCCTGATTTACACTGTCGATCTTGCGCTCGACATTGGCAAAATCAGAGGTCAGCACATAGCCGTCGACCACGCCGCCGCTGTTGCCGTTGTTCCCCCAGCCGCCATTTCCCCAACCAAGAAATGCGAAAAGGAACAAGATAATAATAAACCAGCTGCCTTCTCCGCCCCAGCCGAAGCCGCCGTTGCTGGAATTTACGGGCGCAACAGGCATAGTGGCCTGAACGCCGCCGTCAGAAAGAGACATAGTATCACTCCTTTGAAAAATTTTTATTCATCAAATCGTGGCCACGATGTTGATTTATGTTGATGATTACTGCATCAGGCTTTGAAACTGCTTCGCCATCTGCTGTAGCTGGTTGAGCTGCTGCTGGTTCAGCCTACCGCTCTGCAAGAGCTTTTCGACCTCGGCTTTGGGGTCGCCATTGAAATTCGCCTTGAACTGCTGGAACTGCTGCATCATGCGCTGGAACTGGCCTACCGGCCCCGGCATCTGCCCGCCGCCCAGCGCGGCCATGAACGGATTAGTCATCGTCCTCGTCCTCCTTGCGCTTCTTCTTGCCCTTTATTTCGCCCACAAGCGCCGCCAGACGGTCGAACTCTTCGCGGGTGACAAATTCCACGCCCTTTTCCTGCGGCGCTGTACGGGGCGTTTCTGCGCGCTCTACGAGGTCGTAAATCTTGAGCGTCGGTTTCCCGCTTGCGTCTGCCTGCTTGAGGTAAACGGTGGGGGCGGTGGAATCCCACAGCGCCACGGCAGAGTTGGGCGCGATCAGGTAGCCTCTCGCCTCCTGCTCGCTGCTCACCCATTGCACACCGCCGGTCGCGACAGGATTCTGCGGCACGGGAGGCGGAGCGGGCTGCATCATCTGCTGCTGCCGCATCTGCATAAGGTTATCCGGCATCGGCTGTGGATAATAAGGGTTTTGATAGTACGGATTAAAAGCCATGTCATTCAGTCTCCTTTACCCAAAAATAGAGCACAGTCTCATTGCTGCTGTCCCACGAGTCAAAGATCGTCCCGTCCTGCACGCACACCACATGACCGGACAGGGCTAAAATGTATGTGCCTGCCGGATGCTCGTCCGCAAACTGCCCGACGGTGTAACACAGCGGGCAGGTGTCCGGCACGATGTAGCGCCGATAGCCGAGGGAGTGCAGATAAGCGCCCCAGGTCGCATTGGCCGACGGCATATCACCGTCCAAGTAGCCTTGTATGGCGAGCGCGAGATACGTTTCACCCCAGTCTTTCCCGGTCGCTTTGGAGATCGCCCGGACGGTGCAGTCGCCCACGTTCTTACCATAAGGCGACGGATTATAATAGCTATACATGCAGCAGCTCCGCAAAATAAACATAAGTGCGCAGCTCGTCCGGCTCGGGGAACAGCACCAAAATATCCCTCGCCATCTGCTCGGTGAAGCCCAATGCCAAAAGCCGTTCGTACATACAGCGCACCTCCTTTTCTTCCTCTATGGTACAAGAAAACCCCTTTCCCAAAGTTCCGGAAAAGGGGATGAAAAGTGTACGTCGAAATTCGTCGAACGATTGCGTTTGCAAATTCTGACGGAATATGCTAATTTTGTCACGACGTGCTCCATGCGTCATTCATACCCCCCCAATAAAGGAAAAGAGCCTCACCGTTTGGTGAAGCTCTTTTCCTATTCAAAGACTTCCGATGCGATTTTGCGGTACGCCTTTCGGCGATACTTTTTAACCGTATCCGGCGACAGGTTCATTTCAAATGCCACCTGTACGCAGGAGCGGCCCCGCACGTCGCACTCGACGAGGCACGCCATTTCGTCGGGTGGAAGTTCAAAGGATTGGATGTATGCCACGGCCCGCCGCGGGGCCATAGAGGATAATTTTGCCCGGATCGCTCGGTGCTGCTTGTCCATGCTGTGCGCCGGGGCTTGCAGAGCGCTCACGCGAGGGGAGACGTTGAAGGTCTCCCGCCCGTTTTCCTTTCGTTATTTTAGAATTTTCCCGAGGTACGCGTAAACATATTCAACCCATGCCATTTGCGTCGCGGGCCCGAATGAACCGTCCACGTCTAGCGCATAGCCGCAGGCGTTTAGGAGCTCTTGCAGCTTGCCGACCGCCGCGCCCTTGTCGCCGCGCACGAGCACGGTCTTGTCCGAGGGGTATTTTGGCACGCCGAAGCCGCGAATATACCGCCCGTTGATTTCCAACGTCCGATAGCCGCACTCGTGAGCTTTACCCTTGTTGCCCTCGAACACCGTGAAGCTCTGATCGTCACAGGCGGTCACGATGCCCGTGTGGTTGGGCGCGCCGGTGCAGTCCGTGAGGGCGTAGTCCTTGCGGTCGTTCCAGCAGTAGAAGACCTGCTCGCCGATTTGGGGGACGTGCGCGTCGTCCTCGATCCATTGGCCGCGCGCCTGATACCAGCGCATTTGCTCGCCGCAGCTGCACTCGATGGGAATGACCTCTGCCAGGCCGCAGAGGATCGCCCCCGCGCTGATGGTCGCCGCGCAGTAGTCGTCCGAATAGGTGAGCCTGTAGCCGCGCGGGTGCGGGAGGTAGCTGTTGTAGGCGTCTACGATCTGCTTATGTACCGCATCGCCGCGCACAGCGCCCTCCCACGCGGTTAAGGTCTCAAGAAACCTCTTCATTTTTCTTCTTTTCGGTCTGGGTGCCGAAGTAGAAAGCGATGATGGTCGTGAAGATCGTCAAAAACTCCGTCCCGCTGATGCTGCCGCGCAAGGCAAGCACCGAGAAAACCGCCGTGAGCGCGATGGTCACGATGCTCTTGACCGTGAGTAGATTGGCAATTCGATTTTGCATTTTTCCCCTCCTTTACAAAAACCGCACGGCATAAAATTGCCGCGTCTGTGTGTTGATCTTGTTACACGCACCGTTGATGGCGGCGACGTGCCCGCCGTCTAACATGACGGCGTAATCCAGCTTGAGCTTGTCCCGGCACAGTGCGTTGACCTGCTGCGCGGTCATGCTGCGGCAGTAGACGCCGTAGAGCATCCCGCCCTTGTAGCCGAGGACGGTGTGGTTGGTCTTGCGCAGCACGTCGGCGTAAGCGCCCGTAAAGCCCTCCGCCGCGGGGTCATAGCGGTCGAGCAATCCCATACCCCCGACTGCCCACACGACGCCGCCCAGCGCCGCCGCCGAGGACACGCGGGCAATGCGCACCGCGCCGTCTAAGGTCTTGTAGAGCACGCTCTCGGGCGTCGGGTAGTGGCAGCTCATGCCGCGCACGACCTTGTCGCCGCGCACGAGGATGGAGCACGGCTGCCCCTGCCAAGAAAAGCTCCCCGAGATAGCGTTGCGCGGCAGCGGCCCGCTCATGTTGACGGGCTCGATGTCCCGCGCGAGGATGCAGGGCTGGCCGTACAGCTCGACGTTAAGGGGCCAGCAGTCCGCGCCGAGCTTGGCGGCGATGTCGCTCAAGGTCTGGTTGCCGATCCAGCCGTTGTCCAGCGCACCGACGGAGCGCTGGATGGCCTTTATCATGCTGATCTCCTCCGAGGTCGAGCCCTTGACGTCTTTCACGTCATCACCTCCCACTCGTCGATCTCCGACTTGATGCGGTCGATGAAACTGTTTCCACCGAGGGCCTTGTAGCCCCGGTAGAGATAGAGAAAATCCTCCAGCTCGTACTGCCGGATGGTGTGGTCCTCCCTGTGGCGGTAGTAGGTGTGCAGCATGTCGTGCCGGAGCTGGCATTTGAGCGCGTCGGTCAGCTTGTCCAGCCCCAGCAGCTTGTTGCGGATGGGCTTGATGAGCATGGCCAGCGCCGCAAGGATGACCGTGATTTCCGAGCAGGTCAATGCAACGGTCGATAGGTTCATAGGCGTTGTCTCTCTTTCCTTAGGATAGAGCGGGGGATATCCCCCGCTCTGTTTACTTGTTCAGCTCCGCGAGCTTTTCCGCGATGTCCTCGGGGATGGCGCAGGCCGTCATCTTGACGCAGTAGCCGTCCTCGTCGTAGGTGAGCTTGTAGCGCGGGGCGACATATACCTCCGTGCCGGCGCGGGAAATGTCGCGCGCCATAACGGGCTGCACGATGGCATTGTAGACGCCCGCCTTTTCGCTAAGGCCTGCGGGGATGTCCGTGACCTCGATGGGCTTGCCGTCGGATGCGATACGAGTTGCAGTAGCCATAGTTTTGTTCTCCTTTTCTTTGTTCAAAATTTATTTATCATCAGCGTATTTCTCGCCGGTGATCTCTTCATAGTCCTGCGCGCTGAGGATGTCCTTTTTCACGGCGTTGCGCACCATGCCGGCGGTCCACAGCCCTTGCGCGTACCATCTTGCGATTTTCTCCTTCATGTCAGCCCTCCATCAGCGTGTCGGTCATCATGGCCGTGTAGGTCGCCTGCGCGTCAAGACGGTCGCTTGCCGCCTCCAGCGCGGCCACGCGCTCCTCGGTGGTCGGCGGCGGCTCGACCGGCTCGGGCAGGCTTGCCTTGTAGGCGTCCAGCGCCTCTTGGTTGCCGGTCATGGCGGTCACGGTGACGTTGTCCAGCTCCAACGTGACGAAGCCCATAAAATCGTAAAACGCGGAGACATCGAGCGTATCGGGCACGAGGGCATAGCCCGCAGGCGGCGCCCCATGCAAGCTCTGCATCGGCGGTCGTCCGCCGTTTTCGTTGGCGTTGATTTGGATGATGTTCATAACGTTCCTCCTTTAGCCAATGGCAAAGTAAAAATATGGTGTTCCATGTCTGTTGAGCTGAAGATAAGCCTCCCCGTTGCTGTCGCCATACCACGAAACGGTGCTGCCGTCCCACGCGACGGCGACATTGCCATTAGAACCACCGGTGGGACTAGTGTTACTTTTCGTCATGCCGCGCACGAGGAACAGTCGATAGGGTTCTTGGTTCGGAGAAACCACCAAAAACTCAGGAGGGAACGAGAACGTCAGGCTGTTGGGGTTGCTCGACCCATACGTCCCTGTGCCGGTGTACGAGCCCGTGGCGATGCGCACCTTGTCGCCGAGCTGACCTAATGGATTGTAAGTATATCCATCACTCACGGCAGGCGGATAAGCGTCAGGAGATGGACTATTAACATAGCCAAATAAAGTTCTTCGGTGCAAAGCATCTACTGTTCTATAGGTTAATCTATATGTATTCCCGCTGACGAACGTAACACCATCTGAAAACCTAACGGGTTGTACTTCGGCGTCGGCGTATGAAAAACTACTCAACTGGACATATTTGTTGTCAAGCTGCAAAGAACCTGCGGAATTGTATGTCGGATATATCTGAGTAATGGGTTCGGCGAGAGATATATTCCCGTCGCTATCTAAAATGATATCATCTGAATACCTAACATATGTTCTGTTTGTGTTGCCGCTTTGTACTAATATCAAACTGTAAGTGGAATTAGATTTGACTACTTCCCAATTCCACTGTTCTTTTGCCCATATATACTCGTTCCCCAGCCCTCTTTGGAACCGGGACAAAAGGTGAAGTGCGTCGTCTGGCACGGCGTCGGTGCCCAGCCCAAACGCCGACGCGGTGGTGTCCTTGAGCAAACTCGCCTTGTTCAGCGGCGTGCCCTCCTGCGTGGGCTGGTCGGCGCGCGTGAGGTCGTAGAGGTTGGCTTGTCCGGCGACCGGCTCTAACTTCACGCGCCCGGGATACAAAGATACTCTGTCCTGCATATTGTCTCCTTTCATACCTCTCCGGCGTACAGCTCGCCGGAAAAGCACCACGATTTGATGAGTTTGTCGATGAGCGCGTCGAGGTCGAGCAAAATCTGCTCAATGTTGTTTGCCTTGACGTAGTTCAGCCCCGCCATGCTCGCCGGAGCATTCGGCGTAGATTGCACGACCGCGATCTGCCCGCGCAGCGTGACGATGTTCTGCCGGTACGCCTCCATCTGCGAGGCGGTCGGCGCGTCGCTCGTCAGCCAGTCCTTTTTGACCGTCACGGGGCAGGCATAGCCGAGCGCCGTGAAGCGTCCCGCGATGTACTCCACCGCCGCGCCCACGCGGTTGAGGTCGGAGGCGTTGTAAAAGCCCTTGTTGGTTTTATTCTCCACGTCCGCGCGCGTGCGGTCGGTGATGAGGCTCAAAAGACCGTAGTAGAGCGTGAGCGCGTAGTTGGTGCTGACGCCCGCTGCGGTGACGGCGGTGAGGGCGACGACGTAGGTGTCGTCCGCCGCCCGCTCGACCGTAGCCGTCCACGCGCCTTCAATAAGCGTCCAGGTGTAAGCCGTGCCGTTGACCGTGCCGCTTACATAGATGATCTCGCTCGGCAGCGAAACGCTCAGGACCTGCGCGCTCATTCGATCTCCACCGCGATGACCATCGTCGCGCCCGCGTCGACCGGGTTGGGCGTGATGGTCGCCGACTTGATGACCGGCACCGAGGTGTCAAGCGTCACATTGCGCGTGACCGTGGAGACCTTTCCCGCCGCGTCGGTCGCCGTAATGACGATGGTATTCGCGCCCTCCGCCAGCGTGACGGCCTTGCTGAACGCGCCGCCCACGCCGACCGTGACGCCGCCCTGATCCGCGCCGTTGAGCGTGATCTTGATCTCCACGGGCGAGGAGGTTGCGTCGTTGGTGATACCGGCCACCGTGAGGCTCTGCGAGGCCGTAATGAGGTTGTCCGTCGGCGAGGTGATGTTGAGCGTCGGGGGCACGGTGTCGACCGTGTAAGTGGTGGACTTCTGCGCCGCAGCGTTGCCGTCGTAGTCCTTGCAGTCGATGGTGACGGTGTGGCTGCCGTCGTCGAGCGCCGAGGCGGGCGTGTAGGTCACCTGGTAGCCGTTGGTGATGGCCGTGCTCGCGAGGGCCGAGGATGCGACCGCTGCGCCGTCCTGTTTGACCACGAGCGTCGAGAGATCGACGCCGGAGCCGTCCGTCTCGTCCGTGACCGTAAACACGACCGGCTGCTTGCTGTTGCTGACATACGCCCCGGAGGACGGCGAGAGGATGGTGATGACCGGCGCGACCTTCTCCTTGACGTAGAGCTTTAATCCGGCAAGCGTCGAGGTGTCCGCCGAGCCGACGGTGCCCGCGTCGTTGGTCGCCTTGACCTGCACGTTGTAGTAGCCGCCGGACTGGTTGTAGGATGTTTTGCCCGGCGCGGTGATGGTGGCCTCGTACTTGCCCGTCGCGCTGTTGAGCGCAAGGGTGTAGCTCTGGCCGTTGATGATCGCTTGGACTGTTTGGATCGCCATAGTTTAGACCTCCCCGGCGATGATCTCGCCGCTGTAGTATTTTGTCGGTTCGAGGTAGACGGTCTCCTCCGTCACGGTGACGGTAAGCCGGGTTTTGGTGTTGATGTCGGCGGGATTTGGAGCAAACGCCGCGGCAAGGATCTTTGGGATCAATATCGGATAAGTCTCGCTCATGCGCTCTCCTCCTTGTCCCAGTACACCACCACGCAGCCGGCCACGCCGTTTACGCCCGGAGTGCCCTTGCCCGGCTCCACGTCGGTGACGGCTCGCGTGCCGATCGGTTTGCCCTCGGCGTTGTAAATTGTTTCACGGTGCTGCTCGCCCTTATTTCCGCCCCTGCCGCCCTTGCCGCCGTCGCCCGTGCCCGATTTGGGCACGGCCACGCCTGCGCGGGCAAAGCTGTCGCCGCTGCGGATATCCGAATAGCCGTTCGGGTAGCGCTTTCCGTTGGCGGAAGAATAAGGGCCGAATACGGCATCCTCTCCGATGGTGATGGCAAAGGTCTGCTGCTCGTTGATCTGAATGGTGTCCGCCCACACAAGGCCGCCGAGGCCGTCCACGCCGTTCTTGCCCGCGCGGGCAAAATTGCCGTCCTCGCCATCCGTGCCGTTCCCGCCGTGCCCGACGAGGATCACGCGCAGCCGCGTTTTGCCCGCCGGGGCCGTCCACGATCCGCTCTCGGTAAAGACCGCGCGCTCGGTGTAGAGATACGAGCCGTCCGCCTGCAATAGCTTGCTCTGGCAGCCCTGCAGCACGCCGTCCGAGAATTGAAACGTCTGGTAGATGCGCCGCGCCGTGGTCGCGCTGCTCTCGTTGAGCCACACGGTATCCACGTCGCCGATCTCACTTGCGGGGTCGCCGCGCCCGGTCAGCTCCAGCTGGTTGCCGCCGTAGCACGAGAGGATCAGCCGCGCCGCCGTGAGCGCCTGCGCCTGCGTGTGCAGAAACGGATTCTCGATGGTCACGGTCTTCTCGCTGCTCGTGGAGTTGCCGGAGACGACGTACTCTGTCCCATTCGAGAGGTGGAAGATGAGCGACGCGATGGACTGGTTGGCCTTCATGGCCGGGTAATTGACGAGGTTTTCCAGCGTGATCTTGCTTCCCTGGTTCCACAGCGGTTCCACCGCGAGCTTGCCGGTCTCCGCGTCCGCGCGCGGCCATGTGCCGGTCGCCATGCAGGCCCAGCGCAGGATGTCGCCGCACTTCTTCCCGCTCACCGCGGCGCGGCTCGAGGCCGTGACCGCGAGGTCAGCATAGTCCGCGTCCACCGTGTAGCGGCTTGCAAAGTTGGTGCCGAGCTGAGAAACGAGTGAGGCGATCCAGCCCGAGAGCGTGATGGGCAGCACCGTCGGCGCGAGGTACGCGCGGTCGGCCAGCAGCCCGATGATATCCACAAGGTCCCACTGCATCGTCAGGCCGTTGTCGCCGGTCTTCCAGCCGTCGGAGTATTGGTAGAAGACGCCCACGCGCTTATACTCCACGCTGCCGTCCGCAAGCCGCACGCCGATGTAGGTCTCCACGCCCTGCCGCTCCTCGATGCTCTGGAACAGCCCGGACTTGCTCCGCGGCTCGAACATACGGTTCTTGTTGTTCATCGCCATTTTGAGCATTCCGTATGGTAGCGTCAGGCAAGATACGTCCCCTTGCTGCTGCACGGAAAAGGATGCCAACATATTTTCGCTCCATTGCTCGTAGTAGCCCGGTACGATCTCTACTGTTCGCATTCTGCGGTACGGCAGGCTCCATTTGGTCACAGTGATCTTGATCGCGTCCGGCGTGTAGACCGTAAAGCCGGATATCTTGACGGCGCTTTGCGTGTTCCCGGTATACGTTTCCGTATGGTACGACACGCCATCGACCAGAATATCCACCGCAAAATCCTCCGGTACACCGTCAAGCGGGTCGGAAGAAAAGAAGATGCTGCACGCCTGCAAAACGCTGACGTTGGCGAATGACAGCTGCGTCCATACCGGAGCAGAAAATGTTCCGCCCGCGCCCGACAATGCCTCGCTTGCCGTTCCAATTTCGCCCGCAATTTGATAGTCGTCGGGAAAAACCTCAAACGATCCATCCAGCAACCACCGATTTTTCTCCAGCGTTGCGCAGCGCGGAGGCGCGGAGATGTCCTTATCCGTCAGCTGTGCCGGCTTTGACCACGGCGCAAGCCCGCTTGATGTGACCGCCCCGATGGTCATATCGGGGTCGGAGATGTCCACCACCGCTTTGAGGTAGATGCGCCTTGTTTTCCCGACGATGGCCGAGCGAAACGCGGAGGTCGCCTCAATCATGCGGCGTCACCTCCCGCAGCTCGACGGAAAAGTCACCCCACATCGGCTTCCCCTCGCGGCTCCACATAAATTTTGGCGAGGCAAATGCCGTCACAAAAAACTCGGACGAAATCATTTCCGTGCTGTTCGGTGGAAGAAACGCGCAGAGAATCGGCTCATTTCTTCCCTTTCTGCACGCCGCAAGCAGGTTATTTTTCTCCTCGTCGGTAAAATACCCGTACTGGTAATTCACGCGCCACACCGTCCCGCGCAGCTCGCGCACCATGTTCCCCGGCAGCATCACAAGGTCAACGCTTAGCGGCTCTTCATACGCCGTATAGCCGCCCTTCTGGCTTTCCGGCAAGAGGATCGAATAGCCGCCGGTATCTAAAATGAGTTGATTCATGCCGCCTCCTTATGCCATCTGTGCGTTTGCGATAGGCGTGCCCGCCGCAGCCGCCGCTTTGATGGAAAACGGCAGCAGATAGCTCGCCAGCTTTGTGCCGTCCGGGAACATCAAATTGATGGTGGTCGTTCCGGTCTCTGTGCTCACGCCCATGCTGTTGACAATGGCCGCGCTCGACCGTCCGATGCCGGAATCGGCAAAGCCTACCGTCGCCGTTCCAAAGTCCAGCCCGTTTGTAATGCCGCGTTTGATCGTTCCGTACTCGTTGTCCCAGCCCTCGCCGAGGCCAAGCGCCATGTTTTCGCCGATCCCCGCAAACACGCGGGACGGAGAGTGAATGCCAAGAACGCCCTTGACGTTATCCACAATGCCGCCGAAGAAACCGGACACCTTTTCCTTGATCCAGCTCCCCATCGCTTTGATGCCGTCCCACACGCCACGCACAATGTCCTTGCCGACCTCGATAACGTCAGGAATGGAATCGACCAACGTTTTAATGATCGTTGCCGCCATATTCAAAACGCCTGTGACCAGCTGCGGAAGGTTCTGCGCCAACCCCTTGACCAGCGCAATGACCATTTGCAGACCCAGCTCGATGACCTGCGGCAGTTTTTCGACGGCATAGCCGACGAATTTCTCGATCATCTCCGGCCCCTTTTCCTGCACCACAACGCCGATGTTTTCAAGGATTCTCTCAACGACCGGCAAGAGGTTTTCCGCAACCGTCACAGTGCTGCCCAAAAGGTTTGTAATGAGTTCCGCCATGTCGGCATTTTCATCGCCAAGCCCCGTGATAAAGTTGTCATACGCCGCTTTCATCGACGCGATAGAGCCTTGAATCGTCGTGCTGGCTTCCAGCTGCGTTGTGCCCGTGATGCCCATCTCCGTCTGCACGGTATGGATAGCGTCAACGATATCCGCATAGCTGTCGATGGTGTAGTTGGTGTAGTTGCCCTGCGCGGCGTTTAAGGCATTCGCATCGTCCAAAAGGCGCTGCATTTCTTCTTTTGTGCCGCCATAACCGAGCTTGAGGTTATCGAGCATGGTATAGTTCTGCTTGGCAAAGCCGGAATACGCGTTCTGAATGGATTCCATGCTCGAACCCATCTTGTTCGCATTGTCGCTCATGTCGGTAATGGCGAGATTGGCCTTTTCCGCCGCCGCGTCCGTGTCACCGCCCATTGATTGCAGCAGCGACGCAGAAAACGCTGTCACGGTGGTCATATACTCATTGGCGCTCATGCCCGCCGTCTGGTATGCGTTCGCGGCGTACTGCATCACGGTATCGGCAGAGGACTTGAAAAGCGTTTCCACGCCGCCGACCAGCTGCTCATACTCGCCGTAATTTTCTACGGCCTGCTTTGTAATGGCGACCGCAGCCGCGCCAGCCGCTACAATCGCGGCGCCGCCGACCTTTGCCGCCGTAGCAAGCCCGCCTTTCAGTTTGCCAGCAAGCGTTTCCGCTTTGCTGCTCGTTTCCGAAAAGCCCTTGTCTACGTCTCCGTCGTCTACGCTGATTTTGACAAAAAGGTCTAATAAATTCATTTTCTCACCACGCTTTTTGGTGTTTTTGGTGAAAAGCCCTTGAAAAGTCAAGGCTTATGTAGTACAATTTCAGGAAAGGAGGGTTTTGACATGATCAATTTCAACAAAGATTCCGCATTTGACTTAAAGCCTATCTCCATTGCCGAAGTCCGCGACGAGGTCAACGGTCTTTTGATCTCTGGCGAAGAGATCACCTGCGCGTTCAAAACGATCCGCGACCAGCTTATCTTCACCAACAAGCGCATCATTTCCGTTGACGTGCAGGGCATCACCGGAAAGCGGAAATCGTTCAGCTCCATGCCCTTTTCCAAGGTGCAGTTCTTTGCTATCCAGACACCCGGCCTTGTTGAGCTGATCCCCGACAGCGAGCTTGTCCTGACGTTCTCAAATGGCTTTACCGCCAAATTTGAGTTCAAAGGCGATACCGACATCGGGAAGATCGGCCGCATGATCTCGGAATACGTCCTCAAATAACGCCTATCCCTCTGCCGCCCCTGACGGGGCGGCTTTTTTTATCGTCAGCCCGCACCGCGCGACAATATCGGCGGTAATTTCTTCGCACGTTCTGTTGTCCTGCTTCTTCGGCTCAATAATGTCCGCGTATCGCGCCTTGATGTAGTCCCCGCTCGCAAATCTGGCTGTGTTTTCGGCCACAATGCGCAGCGCGTCCGTCACATAAATGCGGTATGCCTCGGTTTTCGCTCTCTCATTGAGCCGCGCCACACAGTACCGCAAAAACGGCTTTACTTGTTTTCGCCCTCGGTATTCTCCTGCGCAGAGCCAGAGGATTTCCCGCTCTGCGCTGAGAGAAAAAGCGCGCTGAATGCTTCATCGGTCAAAAGCTCCGTTGCGTCTCGCATCAGCTTGACGAGGTTCAGCGCGCCCTTGTAGCTCTCCGCGCTCACGCCCTCAATAGAGGCAAGAATGGCGATGATGTCGCCTTTGTGACCCTTGAGCAGCGCAGGGAGCGCTTTGCGCGCCCGCTGCGTAGCAAACTGCTTCACCGTCATGCCCTCCGGCAGCTTTTCCCGTCGGAACATCGCGGAAGCCTGTTCATCCTCCGCAATGTTAGCAATCGGGTCGATGATATCCGCGATGACGTCAAAGACGCGCTCGCCCTGAATGTCGGAAAGTCTCATTTACGCCTCCGCCGTGCCGGCCTTGATGTAGATTTCAAAGGGAACGGTGTCCTGCGCGCTCATGGAATAGTGGCCGGTAAACTCGAACGCAAACTGACCCTTGGACTTGTCCGCCGTCTTGAGCTGGAAGCCGCCCGTGGAAAGGGCGTTGAGCAGCTTGATCGCGATAAAGCCGCCGTTGGTTTCGCCGTTCTTGTCAGAGTAATCGCCCACAAGCCAGATGTCGGCAAAGTCAGCGTCCTTGAGGTCGTTGCGCGGTGTGACCTTGGTCGCGTCGGTCGTTCCGATGTCCGCCGCGCCACACAGCCGTTTTGCAATAGCGGTATCGGCATTGACAAATGTACCGGTCATCTTTACCTCCCACGAATCGAGCTTTTTTAGCTCCTTCATGTTCTTCGGACAGTTGTCGATATCCTCGCCAAAGTCTGAATAGGTCGGCGTGGCGGTAAAATTGACGCCGCCGGTCGTTGCACCGATCTGCCCCGCCTCGCCAATGGTGCCGGTAGCCGGTGTGAAATCGGTCGTCAGAATACCGGCGTTGATCTGCAGCTTCTGAAACGCATCAAAAGGAATCTTGGTAAATTTCATGTCGTTGTCCTTTCATCAGTTTTGCGACAGGAACTCAACCGTAATGTTGAGATACCGCCGCTTGATGTTTTTATCGCTTTCGTCCGCGATGTTCTGGCACCACGGGGAGCCGCGCTTGATCCACATCGCGCCGCCGTCGTACGGCACCATGCACCCGCCCATGCCGATGGTGTCGGCGATCTCCTGCGCCTTTGCGTTCGGCACCGCCTCGCTCTCGGTGTAATACCAGAGATTGACCGTCAGCGCGATTTCACCGCTCTCCCATGATCCGGTGATCAGCTCATAGGTCAGCCACGGGAAAACCGCATCTTCCGGCACGTTGGAGGTCGGATAGGCCGGTAGGAATTGAGAAAACCACGCATGGAGCGCCTTGTCCTTTGTCATTTCGGCAGCTCCTTTCGCTCCGCGGTGAAGAATTTCAGCGCCCGGATCGTCGGGCCTGCCGACCGAGGCGCATCCCGTTCTTCCGGATTTGAGGTCACGCGGTAGGTGTTGCCGGTGGACGTGTCGCGGAAATAGTCGTTATACTCGATGGGAACGCTCTGATTAACCAGCGCGGAATACACCGAGGTCACACCCTCTTTTTCGGCTCTGCGGGCCTCCATCGAGGTGTCGAGCGCCTGGTAGTTGAGAAATTCCGCGCCCTCGGCCCATGCGACGATGTAGCCGCCTGCGCCGTCCGGCGTTCGCGTCTTTTCCATCAGCACGCATTTGCTTGCGAAATCGTCAAGTAAACTCACGGTTCCACCCCCTTGAGCTTTCGCCAGTCGTTTAACCGACCTCGGAAAGCGTCCTGCCAGCCGTTTAACGTGCCGCTGTCGCTTCCCGCGCTGCGTTTGGTGTAGGAGTAGCCCCCGAAGCTCTCGCTTTGATACGGGCTTGCAACGGCCTCCCCGTTCTTCTCCTGCCACGCCTCGATCTCAACCGAAAGATCGATTACGGCTTTCGGCACGGCAAGCGCCCACACAGAGCCGGTAAACGTCTCGTCCGTTAAATCGACCGCTGGATATTGATGCAGACCGTCGTTAAACACAGAGCCGACGATGCGGAAATATTGATTGGTCAGGAGAAAGGGCAGCGCAATGCTGCCATTCTCCACGGTGAACGTGCCCTCGTGAATCTCCACAAGGAACCAGTTGTTCAAGTGCCGTAAGACCTGTTCAAGCATCACGCCGCCCTCCTATCAGGTTTTTGCCGTTACGTCAGCGCTACCGGACTTGAGCGCATGATAGTTGCCGTCGCACTCAACAACGGTCACCTTCTGGCCGGTCGCAATGGTCAGGTCGCTCTTGCCGTCCCAATCGTTCCAACCGGCGACGTTGTCGCCGTAAGCGACGGTTGCGGCAGAGGCGCCGGACGTGTACTTATACTTGTTGCCCGCAGCAGCCTTTGCCGGAGACACGGTCAGCTTGGTATCGCCGCTCTTGGAGCCAGCGGCAGAGGTGACCGTCAAAGAGCCGAGCGTGCCGGTGTCGATGGTGCCAACGACCACGCCGTCAATGCGCTCGGCAAACAGCTCCATGCCGTTAATGACGGTGTCCGATGCGGTCATGTTGGTGTAATCAGGCTCCTCATGGATGCCGATGTAGCCGGTCGCGTCAGTGGTAAAGGTGAAGACCTCCTGCAGATCGGCGCCGTTGACGGGGATGTAGTAGAGGACGATGTTGTCCTTTGCCGTGGCGTAAATCTTGCCCTTCGGGACGCTGGCGTTCATGATGAGCGTTCCGAGGCCGAGGAAGTTCTCGACGTAGCTCATGCCGAACGCGGTCTGCACGGTGATGTTGGCCGTAGACAGGTAATCCGCAACGTCCAGCGGATTCATGAAGTAGACCGCGCCGATCTCGTCGTCCTCGAAAAGGACCTGCAGATTGCCCCACGCCTGCGCAAGAACAGTCTGGAAGTTCTTACCGCTCACCGCTCCGGTGCCGGTCGAGAGGAAGTCAAAGAAGCTCTTGCGGATGCCCTTCTGCACATCCTTGAGCATTTCGTCGGTGGTCATTTCCACCGCCTGATCGTAGCCGCGGTCGGTGATCGCCTCGGCAGAGGTGGCCTTGCGCCACTTCTTGAGCGTGATCTCCTTGTAGTTCACGGCCTCGGTCTTGTAGTGGGAGAGGGGGATGGTGTCACCCTCGGCCACAACGCCGCTCTCAAGCGTGCCGGTCGCCTTGTAGCTCTTAAGCACAGTACCAGCCTGCTTGGCGATCTTGCGGGTCACGCCCAATGCCTCCATCAGCTTCTTGATGGAGTAGCCAAACATTTCGGTAAATTCGATCTCGCGCACGCGGGCGAGGTCATTTTTCTTGATCAGATTGGTTTCAGCAGCCATAATTAGCCTCCGTTCTTATTTTCAAAAAGATTGATGTTTGCAGCGATTGCCGCGCGGCGCTCCGCTCTGTCTTTGATCTCCATGATCTGATCTTTGGTCATTGCGCCGCCGCCGGTATTTGCCGGGGGAGTGGCGGGATTCGCGCCCTTTGTCTGCGTGGTGGAGACAAGCCCCTTGTAAGTGCCGTCTACGAGTGCATCAAGGCTCTTGGTGTCCTTGATCTTCTCGCCGTCCAGCTCCAATGCGGCCATTTCCTCGCCGCAGCCGCGCATGGCAAGGTCGAGATTCGCGCCGGTGATGTTTTTGCTCTCAAAGTAAGCACGCACGGCCTTTTCCTTTGCCGCCTTGCTCTCCTTTGCTGTGATGTCGGTCTTAAAGGCTTCAAAGGCCGAGTGTTCCTTCTCGTACTTCTCCTTGTAACCGCCATCGCCTGCTGCCTTGAGATCGTCCAATTCCTTCTGGACGCCGGGCAGCTTCTCCGCGTCTGCCTTGTACTTGCTGACGTCAGCCTTCAAGCCATCCACGGTATCGGTATGCGCTTCGATGATGGTATCCACCTGCTCGTCGGTGAGACCCATCCCCTTCAAAAGTTTGCGTGTCAGTGCCATTGTTCTATCTTCCTTTCCCTTGTCCGCAGTCCGTCGCGGCGATAGATTGTATAAAAACCGCTGTACCTCGCGGGTTTTACCTAAAATAAAAGAGCCAACCCCCGAGAAAAACTCGGTAGCTGGCTCCTATTGCCCTTTCCCGCGCCCTATTGCGCGGAAGATGTTATTTACTTATCGTCGATGTGCGGCATTACCGCCGCAAGAATAAACTCTTTCACACTTACGCCTTGCCGTTCTGCGGCATCGCGTATTTTTTTACCGGTTTCTTTATCCACTCTCACCGTTATGGTGTCCTGCTTCCTGTTGTACTTCGTACTTGCCCTTATCTGCGCCTCGGTTGCCATGCTGCACCGCCCCCCCCTTTTTGCAACATGATACCACATTCTTCGCAATAAGTCAACTTATATGTTTTGAACAACACAGTCTCCAATTTTTTGTTGAATATACCGTCTTGACATATAAGTAAACTTATAGTATTCTATACTCACAAGGAACAAATGTGACAGGCAAACGCCAGAAAGGGAATTGACGTAATCACCCGCACACTTTCCGCCGTTGGCCTTGAGCGATAACAGAGAGGAGACCGAGCTATGACAAATCAGAAAGCCTATAACATGGATCTTGACGAACTCCGCGCCGCCATTGATGCACTGCTTGCAGCGGTGCCAAGCAGCGCAAAGCGCAGTGGTGCCCACCGCCGAGAAGAGGCGGAGCGGATCGCCGACAGCGCCCGTGCAACAATCGCATGTATGCGGAATGATTACATCATCCAAGACATCTAACCGTCACAGCCCGCCCCGGAGGTAACGAGGGCAGAAAGGTAACCAAAATGATAAATATTAACTTGAAAACAAGGATAATTAAACTGTCCCGCCGCGAAGTAATCGACTTACTCCTTATGCTTGATACCAACTATGAAAGCGGAAAGTGGAACGCGTTACACGACAAAATCAAGGAACAGTTGGACATTCAAGACAGTAAAGATGACGATTTCCCCGCCCCTTAACCGGGGCGGTTTCTTTTATGTTTGAGTGCTGTATTTGATTGTTTTCTTTACCTCTAAGACAATGTACCCGTCGCCTTTTCGGCGTATTTCAGCATCGTTGCCGCGCTTGATAATGGCTTCAATGGCCTTGATGGTCTCGTTATCCATTTTTCAGCTCGCTTTCCAGAATGTCCCGATACTGTCCCGCATGGTCGGCGGCAGCGGGTTTCAAAAACGGCTGTGCCTTGTTGCCTCGTGTGTAATGCCAGTTGCCCTTTGCGTCCTGATACACCCACGGCGCAGGCCGCCCTCCGCCGCCTTCGGCATAAATTCCGGTGCCTAATTCCACATACGCGCCGTACTCGGAATCCGTTCCGATGATAGCCGCCGGTTCCCGCTCGTCTACCACATGTGTGATGCTATTCCGCAGATTGCCGGTGTCAACAGGGCACAGCTTTTTCGCATACCCCTCTGCCACCAGCCCGCACTTTTCCAGCCCCCGCAGCAGCGCCGCCTTGATCTCAGCGGAAACCTCCGCGCTGTGGTCTTGGATTGTAACGCTCATCGCTGCAAATACCCCTCTCCGCGTTTCTGCCGCTCCCATTGTGCAAATGTCATGTCAGGCAATGGTCCGTATTTGTCGCGTCTCAGCCCGTCCGACGTATCTACGCCGTCAACCTCGACCACCATCGTGCAGCGGCAGTTATACACAAGGTACCCGGGTGCGGAAGTATCGCCGGGGAACATGATCTCATCGCCATCGACCTTAAACGGCATGCCAATGTCCACCGTCTGACCGTCCAACACGGCGTGAGCGTGGCGCGTGAGATTGTCCAGCGTGGCAAGCCAACGTTTCTTGAGCTTAATACCCATTTTCTCCGCCGCCGCGTAGCTGTCCATGCGTCCAGCGTTCTGCGCGCCGGTCACGGCGGTTCTGGCCGTGCGGATGGCGCTGTCTCGGCTCATGGTGGTGATCCGCTTTTGCAGGTCGTCCGCCATGTGCTTGATGCTTTTGCCCTGCAAGATGGAGCTTGTCACGCTTGCCGTGATCTGCTTCTTACCATACGCAAGATCGATACCACGCTTTAAGGCGCGTTTCGGCGGGTAATACGGCATTAAGTCCGGCTGCTCTACCATAAGCCTCTTGACCGTCTGCTCGTCCCACAGGTCAAAGCCGACGTTGCCCGCGACCTGCTCGATAGTATAGGACGAATAGTTGCGGTTAAGGGAGTAGATACCGGGCGTAGCATCGTTGGTGTAGGATACCGCCACAGCGTTTGCGTCGGTCACGCGGTGCGCCACCTTGTCACGCATGGCCTGATAGCGTTCCCCGCGTCCGATCTGATTCAGCCGCCATTGCTTATAGTCAGCCTCCGTCCATTCCTTACCGTTCTGCACGGTGCCGATCAGCGCCTTCATTTCCTCGTCGCGCTTTTTGAATTGCTCAAAATATGCGTCGATGGTAGCTTGCAGTTCTTCCCCCGCCTCGCGGTATAGCGTTGCAATACGCCGTTCCAGCGCGGCAAGTTTTTTATCAGTCAGCCGATGCCCTAAATCAGGCGTTGCCATCGCCGTTCACCTCAAATACCCCATTAAACAAGTCTACGGGAGAACGCCCCACACAGTGGGCTATTTTTTCTATATATTCAAGGCTTGGAGTTCTTGTCCCCAATTCCCACCGTGAAACCATCAAGCGAGTTCCGCCCAAGGATTTTCCGAATTGCTCTTGCGTCATTTTGGCTGCTTTTCTGACATTGCGAATATTCTCCGATAATTGCTTCTTATTCATTGCCAATCACCGGCTCCGTCAAATCGATAACCTCTGCTGCCTTGCGTTTCATCATGTCCTCGTACTGGTCAATATCGCCGTTGATGGTCAGCAGCTTCTTCGTGATGTATTCGTCATCGTAATACGCCGCGCCCATTAACAACGCTTGAATTTCTTCAAGTTTGTTAATAATCTGGCTCCTTGTATAGCTCGGTTTATCGTCAATTCCCGCTATTCGCAAAATTTCGACGATAAAACGCGTGACCTCAGCTTCAAATTTGTCCGTTTTGAGGTCAAGAGGGATATAACTTGCCTTAATTGCAGTTGCCGACTGGTTGGATGTTGTGGAAATCGCGGAGGAATCAAATGCTAAGAAATCCTCGTACAGCTTTTTCTTGAGCATATCAATGGTGCTGCTCGTGCCCTCATACGGTGCCTCGATGGTCTTGCTCTCCACCTTCGCGCCGTCGTCGCCGTTGGCGTGGGCGACGTGTGTGGTTTTCAAGCGCTCCACAAACTTTGCATCGTCAAGATCGTCCATGCCGTTGCAGTTGGACAAGACCCAATAGATCAGGTTGCCCTCATCCACATTGTTGACCATGTTCGAGGACGCAAGATCGAGCGCGTCGATGGTGTTTCGCTTGCCGACGATCTCGGAGAGACCCCGCTTGTTGTTTTTCAGCGGGACGATGGGGAAACTCGGATAATTGCCGCCGTCATAGATTTCGGTTTCGCCGACCTCCGCTTTGCGCTCGATTAGCTTATAACTGCGCTTCGGCTGCATTACTTCCATGCTCTTGTTTTTCGGCTGGAAATACTCGGTAAAGCCGTCGATCTCGTACAGCGTCGCTCTCAGCGGCTTATCCTGTGCCACCTGCCAGAACCGGATTCCGGCTTTCATCGCGCCGTCCTCCTCATCGTACAGGGGGACAAACTCAAGCAGGGAGAACACCCGCAAATGCGTCAAATCCCAGAATCCGAAGGACACGCCTGCGATTTTCGCTTCACGCGCCGCATCCATGACTTCCTGATCGAAGTCTGGGCATAGCTTGTTCGGCGTTTCCTTCTCCGCAAAGGTTACACCGTTACCCAGAAGATAGGAAACCTCCTGATCGACCGCCAGACCGAAGAAGCGGCTGGCCAGCTTATGGTTTGCCGTCCACATATCCGTGTGACTGCGCCCCTGCATATCATAGATGATTTTCTCATAGCGGTTAATGGTCGGATTCAGGCCGTTGTAATATTCCTCAGCATCCGCCGCCGTCTTATATGCGTGGGATTCGCGGTGCTCATTGATTGTGCTGCGGACAAACTCAATGCGCGCCCGCTCGTTTTCGCCGACCGCCACAAGGTCGTTATATGTTTTGATAGCCGCTCACCGTCCTATCTGTTCCAAATGGGAGTATAATCGCGCCGATACGCCTTATTTTTCAAAATCGTATAGGCAAAATAGCGCGTCTCGTCCATTGCGTGATCGTTTTCTTTGATCGGCCTGTCATCGACGGATTTTTCGTCCCACCGATACAGTCCAAACTCGCGGATGCAGTCTTTGCAATCTCGGTGTATCTTGATTACTCCGTCCTGCAAAAACCGCGCCGTAGTCATAATGCCGTTGGTTACGTCGTTGTTGGCCTTTCGCACCATATAACCGCGCCGTCGCAAAACCTCGATAAACGAGGCGGCAGACGGGTCAACGATAACGCTTTTGACGTCCGCCTCGCCGATGAGCTTTTTAATTTCGTCGGCGTATTCCTCGTCCGTCTTGTTCTTCTGGCTCTCGCGCCCGGAATAGTAATACTCGCGGACGCGCGTAGCCGTCTTGCCGTCCCAGCGCCACAGCCCTGCGGAAAACGGGTTAAGCGTGCCGTAGTCGCAGGAAACATAGTATTCTCCCTTTTCCGGCAGCTCGTCCACAATGCAGCTCTCGTCAAACATGGGGTAAATCAGCCCCTCGGCCACCACCCACAGACCGCGAATGTATCGGTCGTAGAACACGCCGCTATACATGGCCTTTGTCCTCTCGATCATCTGCGGTGTGAGAATTGGGTTATCTTCGAGTAGGAAGTGAATGTGCTGCGTATTCTCCCGTTTGTTTTCAATCCACTCTTTGTAAAACCAATGCTGCGGCGATTCGGGGTTACAGTTAAAAAAATACTTCGGATGCTCAAATGAAATCGCACGGGAAAGCGCTTGCTCTACAAACGAACGCGGCATAAGTGCCACTTCATCGAATAGGACGCCGGCAAGCGTGATGCCTTGTATAAGCATATACGAGCTTTCATCCTTGCCGCCGAATAGGTAAAACCAATTTGTTCTATCCCCACACCGAACGGTTAAAATTCTCGTGGAAACCTTGTAATGCATGGACAGCGCAGCACCCAGCCCGTCAATTTCCATCAACGGTTTTAAGATATTTCGCTCCGCCGCCTGCACCGTCTTCCCGCAAATAGCGAAATTCGTGTGGTCGTAGTTCTGCATCGCCCACAGCACAAACGCCATCGACATGACCGTCGTCTTTCCGGAACGGACGGAGCCGTCACAGATCAGCGCCACATCATCGGAGCTGATAAACTCCATTATTTTGTGCTGCTTTGCGGATAGCGCTTTAATTTGCATTGTTCTCGCCCTTTAACGCAGTGAGCAAGGCTGCCAACGCCGCAGGGTCGCCGCTTTTTTCGTTCTCGGAGTTCCACCCAAAATTGCATCCAAGCGAGAATTTCGCGCCGTTCGCACCGTCTTTGTCGTAGAGCCGAGATTCGGCGTATTCTTCACAGCGGGACTTCGCGCGCGTAACCGTGTCCGCAAACTCTGGTCTTGCTTGATAATCCAGCAATGCTTGTCTTCCTGTGAACCCAAGCGCCAATGCAAGCCCTGTGATTGTCGGCGGCTTTTCATCTAAAATAATCGGCCTTCCGTATTTATCTGTGGCAACATCGCCGTCAATCATAAGCGGTGTTCCTTTGCAGCTCTCAAAGTAAGCGTCAATAGCTTCCTGCATTGCCTTTACGCTTTTCCATTTTCTTGGCGCTCCGCCAGCCATGCGCTCACTCCCTTTCGTTTTGCTACCGGTAATAATTTACTCCACGATCATCCAATCATCGGCAAGCATATCCGCCTGCGATGCCAGCCAGCCGAGCTGCACGCCGGATGTGCCGACAAAAGCAAGCGCTTTGTTGCCGATAGCTTCGTGATTGGCGTTGATCACCTCATGCGCAGCATTCTCATAGCTGATGCGCTCCGCAAGCTCGACATACTGATTCTTTCCATTCCATCCGCGACGGGCAATTCTCTTCCCTTTTTTCGCTGCTTCAATGGCAAGGCCAAAGCTCAGGCAGTCTGTTTCCCGATATGCGGCCTCGAACACATCCTTTGGGCTAAAGCTCTCATAACCGTCCGCGTAGCGGACCTTGTAGCCATCTTCCTCGTGGTCCATACTCTTGGGGATGGGCTGGTCCTTCTCGTAGACCGTGCCACCCTTGCGAATAGCCGGGACTGCTTCAATGATTTTCGTGCCAATATACTTTTTCATTTCGTATAACCTCTTAACATTATTTGCTACCAGCCCCCACCCCTTGGCCTTACATAGCAGACTTTACCCGCCCAGAGGGGCTACAACGCTGTCTCTTCCAGCCGTCGTTGCTGTGCTTAATATTTCATGGATACAGGATATTTCCCAGAGTTTTGCGATTCCAGCGCAGAAAGTCTATTGTCGATGTCAACAAAAGCGTTGTTCAGGCGCATGTTGACATCGTTGAACCGAGTAGCAATATAGTCCTCTCGCTCTTTCTCGTGGTTGCGCCGCCCCATCTCCATGTACACATCTTCCTTGGCCTGCTTGATGGCCTCGTTGAACTTCTTTTTGCTGATAAACATCTTTCGTTCTCCTTTTCCGTTTTTGTTCGGCTTTCCGCTTAGATTGTCACACGCTACCGGCGACTACGCTCCGAAAAGTCGTAGCCCCTATTCTGTCAGGTCAAACCGGTCTTGACGCATCAAGACAAGCGCAGTTTTCAGCGAGCATTGTCATTTCCATGTGAGCCATGACGACAACGGTCTCACATTGTCCGGGCGCTACCCGGCCTCTGGTACGGACAGTTGGGAATCGAACCCACCACACACGGTTTTGGAGACCGCGTCGCCACCTTGGTACATTTGCCCGTATATGTCTCCCCTGGGACACATCGTTGAGAGGTGCGAGGAGTCCTGTCATTTTTTGCCCTCAACTGCCCTCCCCGAAGGGAGGGCTATCAAGGCTTGTCGCCTACTTTCATTCCGCACCTCCAAACGCTTCCTCAAACGTCAGCCCGCTCTCTCTGAGGATGCCTTTGATCACGTCGATGGTATGAGGAGGAAACAGATGAAAAAGCAGAGGCGTGAAGAGCCTCGCCCCATCACGCCTCTATTTTTGCATAGGTTTTTCTTATTTTTCCCCTTAAAAGGGGAATTTTCAAAATTTTTTTAGATAATCGTCCACGGTCATCGGATTATCCGTCCGTCCGAGCAGATAATCGACCGACACCCCGAATTTATCGGCAATACTTTCCAATGCGTCCGTTGTGGGCGTTGCCTCCCCCGCCTCGTACCGCCTCACTGCGTCACGGTGCAGGCCGCATAGTTCAGATAAGACATATTGCTTTATTCTCTTTCTCTCCCGTAAGCGCTTCAAGCGCTCGGGAAACGCGTTCATGCCAGCACCTCCTCCGGTCGAAAACTCTCTTTAATCTCCTTGCCGTCTACCATGATCGCCACGGTCACATAGCGCCGTTGCGGATGGATGTACGTCACCACGCCGGCGCGGATCGGGTACAGTTTTTCGCCGCGCGCCTTTCCAGGAAACTCCTCCGGAACCGTCATAAACTGCGCTCGCACGCTGATTGTTCCCCGACAGCCACCACCAGATGTTACTTTTGGAAATGCCTACCGCATCGGCAAGCTGGCGGCGTTTGTTCTGCCATCTTATACTTCCTCCACCCAAATGCCGAATCGCTCCAGCATTAGTTTTTTCTTGATGATATAGTCCTTTGTTTTAAAGCCCTTTGCGTCCTCTACAATCGTTTTCCCGTCGCGAGTATATACGAAGTCGGCTATGTATGTAACTGCCCTCACAGCGGCTCCTGCGGGCGTTCTCTGCGCCCCAACGAGCTTGTACGTCTGCTGCAGCTTCAAGTCGTGTATTTCCCCCGCTTTCAGCAGCAACCGCAGCGCATCATAGCGGTCTGCCTCGTGCTTGCTGTCAAACGTAATGCCATGCCGCACGGTTTTGCGGTTGTGGTATTTGCCCGTTTTCTGAGCAAGTACCTTTTCGGCCACCTGTTTTTGTGCCGCAGGCCCGAGACGTGCAAGGTCAGATGCCGTCAGGCTCATTTTCCCCTCCCGTCTGTCACCATAACCACGCGCACCTTGCCGAACTGCTCAAGTGCCGTTGCCACGGCCTCCTTAGTCGCCAGCTTGTCGCCGTGGTCTTCGATGTCGATGATGATGCGGATCATATGCCGGACTCCTTTTTAAGCCTTGCCTCCATGAGCGCCTCACGGGGGTCTAAAATTTCAAGCAATCTTATCCACATCAGCTTTCACCATCCTTACGCTCGCCGTAGCTGCAAAAAGCATCGTTCGGCATAGGATAATTGAAAATATTGCATCCACCAATTTCGCCGATCCAAGAGTTCACGTGCTTATAGATACGATGCTTGCAGTCCTCACATCGCGTAACGACCACAGCATCCACGGTTGGGGCGTATCGGATTTCTTCTTTTGCCAAAATATCTTCATCGGAAATTCCAAACTGGTCTTCCAATAATTCAGCGTCAATCAGCCGCATCGCTGTCACCTCCGTCCATCTTCGCGCCGCAGTTGGGGCAGTAATCCGACAACAATTCAAACCCATTTACAAGCACTTGCGCCGCATCGTGGCAAACAGAGCACTCGTGCCTGTCTGGTGAGGGAACAAAGTTTCCTGCTTCTTCCCACGAAATCCACCGCCCATGCACCACGGGCGCAACGTCGGCGGCGGGGATTTCCGAGAAAATGTCCACAAGGTCTGCCATTGGTACTTTAAAGATTCCCGCGACTTTTTCTGCCGCTTCTACGGCACGAATGTATTCAGCCATTGTCAGCCCTCCTGTTCCATGCTTCGACCACCATTTCTACGGCGTTGCTTTCGTACTCCATGTTGTCCGTCAGAATCCTTGTACCTGCATAGCATTTAGAGCAAATTACTCTTACGCCGTTACCTACAAATAGCCGCGCTTTACCTCCGCAAAACGGGCACGGTTTCAGTTCAGTCATCTTTCATCGCCTCCACATAGCACCAGCTCTGGGGCGGGCGCTTAATGTCACCGCCCCATTTTTTGCAGTCTGTGCATTCCCGTGCGATTCTTTCCATGCAGAATACACATGGGTCAGTTGCACGCTGGAACTCGCTTAGTTCCCGCGGCTGGTCATAGATCAGCAGGTCGGAGATGTGCCAGCCGTAGCCGGTTTTCCCGTTGCCGATGTAGTCAGCAAGCTCCTCGTATGTAAGACAAGATCGCTCCATGTGCTCGAAAAGCCAGTTCTGAATGCTGCCATTGTCGAAAACATTGATGGGAAATATCTGGTCACAGGTAAACTCTCCAATGACCTTGCCGCCGCCGTAAAACTGTGGCCTTGGATAGTCCGTCGCAATGAAGTCCTCGTGCGGATATTTTGGCAGCGTGCAGTAGATATAGCACTTAAACGGCGTGTTCATCTTCGGGCGTGTCTTGCGCACCTCAATTGTCTTTTCGCCGTTGGCAATCTTTTCGCACCACTTCGGGCGGATACTCAGCATAACAGCCTTACTCATCCTTCATCGCCTCCAATGCCGCTTCCGCCTCCTCGCGGGTGAGGAATACGGTCTTGCCGAATCCGTTTAGCGCTACGCCATACTCCCGCCCTCTGGCGCCTATTGGTTCAAGGCCAATAAAGCCGATTTTATTGCCCATACCAATCTGCTTGACCTCGCACTCGCTTATATGCTTATCCGTGTCCAACAAGGCGAACACCCGCTGGCCCACCTTGCACGGCAGCACCACCACGCGCCCATCCTTGTCGGCCTCGGCCAGCTCGCGCAGGCGGGCAACACCCTCCCTCTCCGCATCACGCATTACGATGTACCGTCCTTCCGCGTCTGCTCGCGCAAATTCAGCACAGCGTTCCGGCGTCAGCCCCGTGTCCTCGTATTGCATGAGCCTGCCACGCAGTTCTGCGTATGACCATGCTGCGGTATAAAGCAGGGCAAGCAAGCCTGTCGGCTCATCAGGACCGTCCAACAAAAGCTCACCCATCGCATAGTCTACGCCATCATCATCCATTGGGAAGTCCAAGTCCGGCAGCAAAATCTTTGCGGCTTTGCGGATAAAATCGTAGAGCCGGATGTCCGGGTAATCCGTGCCATCGCCTCCGCCACGCACCCACGTCTCAAAGTCTTTTATGTAAAACAAATTCAGGGCGGCATCAAGGTTGTTGTCTGGGTAATTAGTTGTTAGTCTTTTCATTTACCTTTCCTCCTCCGGCCCTTCGGGCAGCGGCATCCAGTGAGTGACAGAGGATTGTGTGAGATACCATCCTTCCAACACCCAGCCGTCAGCGCCAAGATATCGCCCGACATCAACGATGTTCCCGTGTGGATGCGGAACAAAAATAAGCACCTTTTGCACGGGATCTTCCGGCAGGCGCTCCGTCACCGGGATCCACCGTGTCCGCTCCTGCGCCACGGCGATCTCCTCGGCGTAGCGCGCGCAGCGGTCGGTCAGCTTTTCGATCAGATCGGCGGCTGCGTCCAGCAGCTCCCGCTTGCTGCGGCTCTCTGTTACGCGCAGGGCGGACACAATCTCTTTTTCTGTCATTTTCATTTCCTCCTCAGAAATTCTTTCATTTCAGCCGGTAGTTTTTGGACCCGGTAATATTCAGCACGCAGCCTTTCGACCGCTCCGCAATGCGCGAGCCTATCGCCTCGTCCCAATCCAGCACACGCGAGATCGTCCACTCGGAGCTGATGATTGTCAAAAGGCTTGGCTTGATATACCGCGCATTGAGCAGATCAAACGCAATGTTTCGGTCGGCCTCCGTCGCCGTGCCCTTGAGAAAATCGTCAATGTACAGAACCTTGACGCTTTTCAGCGGGTCGATAGCATCTTGATATGCCTCAGCATCGTTGACCTTTGCTTTGATGGCCGGAATATCCGCCCGCCATTGCACATAGCGTACCGGTAATCCGGCATCTATAAGCTTCCCGCACATCGCCGTGCAAAGATGCGTTTTCCCGCTTCCGGGGCTTCCTCCGGCGTAAAACCATCTTCCGCGCCAATCGGCAAGATAGCGTTCCGCTGCCTCTTTGGCCTGCTTCTGCCACGGCTCAGTCGCGCAGTAGTTCTCCATCGTGCATCTCTGCAAAAGCTCTTTAAGCCCGCTTCTTTCGATGCGTTGCAGATTCCTTTTGCGGATGGAGCATTCGCACTCCCGGTACTCCGCGTTTCCGTCTGCCGACCTCCGCACGGTGTATCCAACGCCGCCGCAGAGCGGACACTCGTTAGAGATTGACGGCTCCGGGGACGTTCCATTTTTTCGCATCTCTTCCAGTATCGTGACAATGTCCATTCATCGCGCCCCCTTTCTTCTCCAGCTCACGCTTTTCCCATAGCTGGAATTTCTGCTGCCAGTTGTAGACCGGCTTTCCCTCGGTATCCCTCCAACCGGCGACGGAGTAAAACTCGTAGAACGGCTTGGGGTCAATCAGCCCTCCGCGCAGCTTGGCATATTCGGCAACCTCGCCAAACGTGGGAGCCTTTCGTGAGAGAGATATAGAGAGAGAACTATCGTTCTCTTTCTCTCCCTCTTTCTCCCCCTCTTTCTCCTTGCCGGTTTGTTCCGATTTGTTTCCACTTTGTTCTTTTTTTGTTTTCGTTTTATTCTGTCGATTCGCTGCTTTGTTTCGACCACTGTCCAACGTTGGACGAATCAAAGTGAAAACAGCGCATGGAACTCCAGAAAGACATGGCTCGCTTTCATCAAGCGCATAATCGCAGATTGCCAGCACAACGGCCTTGAAATCTTTTGCGCTGAGCGCTCGCAGCGCGTCCCTGTAACTTCGGTAAAAAGTGAATTGATTACGCTCCATCGCTTTACTCCTTCGGCTTTGCCAGCAGGGAAACCGTCGCACCGTATCGCGTCATGACTTCTGCGATATCAGTCGCGTCACTCTCGGACACTTCTTGCAAGACAATAATCGCCCTTTCGCGCGGCGAATCGATATGCACCTCGTATCTCATGCCGCACCTCCATCAAAACGGAAGCTCCCCGTCGTCCTCGACCTCGCTAAACTCGCCCGGGCTGCTTGATGCGGGACTGTATGCGGCGGGCCCCTCCTGCGGCTTGCTGTCGGCAAAGTACACGCTATTGGCGATGATCTCGACCGAGCGGCGCTTATTGCCGTCCTTGTCGGTCCAGTCTCGCGCCTGCAAGCGACCGTCTACCACTACCTTGCGCCCCTTGGCGCAGTATTGCGCGGCAAACTCCGCCGTGCGCTCCCACGCGACCACATCAAACCAGTCCGTTCCGGTATCCTTACCGTCGCGGTCGACGGCGATGGGAAAGCTGGTGACCGCCTTGCCGCTCTGCGTGCGGCGCAGCTCAAGGTCCTTTCCAATGCGTCCCATGACGCTGATCCTGTTCAAGCTCATTTCAATTCCTCCCTGTTTTTTCTGTAAATCATGTTCTCCCGTGTCCAGCCGGGATATTTCGTTTTGAGGTAGCCGACGATGCAGGCGTATAGCGCCGTCCTATGCGGCCCCTCGTCAAAGGCTCGGTGGCAGGAGGGGCAGAGCGTTACGATGTTCTGCTCGATGCCTCTGCCGCCCTGTGAGCGCCGTATAACGTGCGCCACCGGCTCTCCGTTGTTACGCCCGCAGAGAATGCAGCGCCCGCCGTCGCGCTCGTATACGGCCTCCTTGACGCTTTTGGGGATGGACGTGGCCTTTGTCATTTTGTGCATCGCCAATCCTCCTTCAGCGCGTCAAGCTTCTGTGGGGTCAAGGTCTCAATGCCAACCGCCTTGCAGTCCTGCACGATGTTGTCGATCAGGCGGGACATCTGCTTTGTGTCAAAGGTGGACGAACCGTAATACAGCACCACGTTCTTGCAGCCGTCAATTTTGCTGTCCATCACTTCCGTCTGCCAGCCGATACCGTTCTTGTTCCAGCCGCCGCATAGCTTCTGTACGGCTTTCTCGCGCACGCAGACGGTTTCTGTGTTCCCGCCGACATCTTTCACGGCCTGCCGGTAAACCTCGCTTGTAGGCGTTCCTGTGGCTTCTGCGAGCTTGTCCATCAATACCCATGCGTAAGCGTTGGCATCCAAGCTACGCTTTTCGCGGTGCTTCTTCACTGTCACGTCAACGTCTGTCTCGTGCAGCTCGTCAAACAGCGGCCCGATATTCTCCCGCGTGGCGATGGTGAGTAAATACCCACCATCCCGCGCAAGGGATAGATCATGCAGTCGGGCTTTCATTGGCTTTCCTCTTTTCCATGCAAGACCAGCAGAGCGGAACACCGTATTTCTTCATCGCGCCTTTGGAGATGTCGCTCACACGATAGAGCTTGCCGTTAAAGGACTGCGGTGTGATCGGCTGCTTGCAGTCTTGGCAGGTGTAGTCAAACTGTTCCTTGTACGCCTGGTTGAAGGACTGCATTTTTTCCTTGCTCGGCTTTTCCTTTTTCTCTTGTTGCTTGTACTCATCCGTGTCCGCATCTTTCGTATCGTCGATGCAGAACAAGCCGTTCAGCGCGTACTTGCGGGCATAGCTTGATGCCGTTCCGGTGATCTGGCTCTCGTCCATACCGGTTTTTTTCTCCGGTTCGCGGGCATATGCCGTTGCAGTAACAGCGTTATCGCTCTCGCAGTCGTGGAGCTGCGCCTGCGCGGTCACATAAAAGCGACCGTTAACCTCGGTAATACTATCGAGCAGAACGAGCGCGGTTTTGTGCTTTGCGCAAATCGGCTTGACCGCCTCAAGAATGTCCTCGCAGCTCCGATATTTGTACTTGCCGAAGCTGTTAAACTGCCCTTTCGGGGCTTTCAGCTCTTGCTGGATTGCAGAGAGCTTTTCATAAATTCCAAGATTCTCCATTTTCTTCTTCCTCCAAAGTAAGCGGGCAGTTTCGCCCGGTGTATTTGTCCGGCCACGGAATGACTTCATCCGTAAGCCCGCAGCGCTTGCTTGACCGTCTGTAAAACCGGCAGGCTTCGCAGGCTATGTACGCTGTGCCTTTTCGGTCGATTGGGAAATAGGTCGTTACCGACGCCGTGCCTTTCAGGTAGCCGGAAGTGCCGTCATCCAGATTCGGCATCGTCCTCCACCTCCTCAAACCATTCCTCACCGCAGAACGGGCACTCGGCGACCGTCCGCGTTTCTATGCCGTTCTCGCCGTCAAGGTTCTCGCGTACCTGATAAGTGTACGGCTCAAAGAAGATCGCGTGGCAGGCTTCGCATTTGTAAACCATGTAAATTACGACCTCCCCGCTTTCCGTATCATCTCCGACAGGCCGTATGTCCGCCCGACAATGGACGCTATTCGCGCCATCTTGATCTTGCGGAGTACCTCGGCTTCTGCCGGATCATTTGACAAGTAGTAGCCCTTGCCAAAGTTCATGATGCAGTATTCCTCGCCATCTTCCTCGCATCGTGCCGCCTCGATCACCTTGCGCAAGTGCCGGTCTGTCCAGCCGGTCATTTCGCAGAGCTGCCAACGGCGCAGCGCGTTCTGGGCGCCGACGCGAAGATGGTATCGCAGAGTGATAACATCGTCCGTCATGGCGACACCTCGGTAAACTCTCCATCAATAAGTTTGTACCATGTATCAGCCTCGATCCGCTCGCCGTCAACATACTCGGTCTTAACGCATTTTGGAACGCACCCATTCTTGGCTTCGGAATATTCCCATTCGGCAAGCGTTATCCAGCTGCCGAGTTTTGCCTTAACGACGGATGCGTCTCCCGAACAACAAACAACCGAATCTTCTCCCGAGCTTTCGATCTGAGCGTAGTTGCCGCTGCTG